ATCGAGTCAGGCAAGATCGACTCACGCCCCCAGCTGCAGGCCGCCATCGCACTCTGCAAGCGTACCGGCGCAGCCCTACTCATCGCCAAGATCGACCGCCTATCGCGCCAGGCAGCCTTCCTGTTGACGCTGCGCGACTCTGGCGTGCAGATCGTGGCCGCCGACATGCCGCACGCCGGCACCCTCGAGTTCGGAATCCGCGCAGTCGTCGCCCAGCATGAGCGCGAGGAGATCAGCCGCCGCACCAAGGCCGCTTTGCAGGCCGCCAAAGCTCGCGGAGTTCGCCTCGGTAGCCCAAACCCTCAGATCGGCAGCGCTGCCGGCGTGGCGGCCCTGCAGGCCAAGGCCGACGCATACGCTGACCAGGTCGGCCCAGTCGTGCGCGAGATCATCGCCAAGTCCGGCGCCAGCACCCTGCGCGACATCGCCGCAGTGCTACAGGCCCGTGGCATTCAGACGCCACGCGGTAGCACCAGCTGGCACCCAAGCTCAGTATCCGCGCTGTTGCAGCGCATCAACCAGGAGGCATCTCATGTCGGATAGACCGTTATGCAAGGTCGCGATCGGGTCTGCGTACCAACGCCCGCTTAGGCGGGACTGGACGCCAGAAGAGTATTGGATACAGCGCGTCTTGCTGCGCAAGCCACGCGAGTACCATCATGGCCCGCTGATCGCGATATACGCGCTTCTGGTGGCCTTGGCGGGCATCTGGATGGTTGTGCCATGACTCAGTGCGAAAAGATCCTGGCCATGCTTTGGGATGGCCCCATCACCGCGCTTGATGCGCTCGAGCATGCCGGTTGCATGCGACTTGCAGCAAGGATCGCAGACCTGCGCAGAGCGGGACACCTCATCACCACCGATCACGTCACCACCAACACGGGCAAACACATAGCCCGATACACACTGGAGAAGCCCAATGGTCAGCAAAGTCACCCCCAATACCATGATGTCAGCCAGCAGGCTGCCGGCGCTTATGGGTCTGTCGAAGTATCGATCGCCCAACGATGAGCTCACCGCCAGCATCGCCGCTCTGAAAGGCGAAGACTGGCCCGACATCGGCAACGAAGCGATGAACTGGGGCAATCACCTTGAGCCCCTGATCCTGAAGGAGACCGCCTTCCGGCTCGAGCTCGTTGATCTGATCCTCGATCACCCTGACGCCAGGTTTCATCCAGACTTCCCGTTGGCCTGCAGCCTGGACGGCACCGCAGACGGGCGCGGGCAAGTTATCCACAGCGATCACGAAGCCGGCATCTACGTCATCGGCCAGGACAGCATCCAGCTGGACGGTGTCGGCGTGCTCGAGGCCAAGCTCACCAGCCATATGCCCGAGGACATGCCGCCGCTTTGGCGTGGCCCGGTGCAACTGCAGGCGCAGATGGCGATCACCGGCGCCAAGTGGGGCTGCATCGCTACCCTGTACCAGGGCATCGAGCTCAGGCTGTTCCTGTTCGCGCCGCACGATCAGACGGTCGCCGCCATCCGCGATGCCTGCGTTGAGTTCGACCGCAAGCTCAAGGCCTGGGAAGACACCGGCAGCATCGACTTCTACCCGCCGCAGTCTAGCCGGGATGCCGACCGCATGTACCCGGCAGCTGAGGAGGCCACCATTGAATTAGACGACCGTGCCCAGGAGCTTGCCGCCAAAGTGCTTGCCGCCAAGATCAAGATTGAGCAGGCAGAGAAGGAACGCAGCGACGCTGAGGCCGAGCTCAAGAACTTAATGGGCACCGCAACCCGCGGGGTTGCTGGCGACCTGGTCGTGTCTTGGCCAATGCGCCACTACAAAGCCACGCCAGCCAGGACAGTGCCTGCCAAAGAAGCCTACAGCGTGAGGCAATCGACTCTATCAATCAAGGAGGGAAAGCGATGAACGATTTCAATTTGGCGATGGCGCGGGCTGTCAGAGCAATCCAAGCCTCGTCCCCACTCGTGTCTGACAGCGAAGCGATCGAGATAATCGAGTCAATCTCAATGGTGATTCTCGAGACCATCAAGATGTACATGCCACTCGACGGAGAAAACAAATGCAACTGACGACTCACAGGGGCTTTGCGCCCGCAACAATCACCGAGGCAATGGAGTTCTCGAAGATGCTGGCCGAGTCCAGCATGGTGCCCAAGGCCTATCAGGGGAAACCCCAGGACATCATGGTCTGCGTGCAGTGGGGCTATGAGATCGGCCTGGCGCCCATGCAGGCGCTCCAGAACATCGCCGTGATCAACGGCAAGCCAAGCGTGTACGGCGACGCAGCGCTCGCCCTGGTGCAGGCCTCGTCGGTCTGCGAGGGCATCGATGAGCACGTCGAGCATGAGGGTACGCCGAACCCCGTGGCCGTCTGCATCGCCCGCCGTAAGGGACGCATGCCGGTGATCGCCAGGTTCTCGGTCGAGGATGCCAAGCGGGCAGGGCTCTGGGGCAAGCAGGGGCCCTGGCAGGCGTATCCCAAGCGCATGCTGCAGATGCGGGCTCGCGGCTTCGCCCTGCGGGACGCCTTCCCTGACGTGCTCAAGGGGTTGATCACCAGTGAGGAGGCCGCCGACTACCCGAGCGAGGATCGGCCAGCGCGTGACATCACGCCGCGCAACCCGCTGGATGCGATCAAGCCAGCAATCCCAGCACCGCCGCCGGTGGAGCAGACGCATGACCCGGTAGTCATCGAGGAGGTCTTCGCTGCCGACCAGGCCGCCGAGGACATTGACCAGGCCGAGGCAGACGCCGAGCGCGAGGCCATCATCGCGGAGTCAGGCCAGCCGCCAGAGACTGGAGTCGGTGGCTTCCCGCTCATGGTGCCCGGCAAAGACACGCCGCTGGCCATGTACCCGACGATCGCTGAGTGGGCAGACGCCTATGACGCGCTCGGTGACAAGACGGCGAGGGCAGGCAAGGCCAGCGCCCGCACGCGCATGACCAAGTTGCGGGAACTGCGCGAGGCCAATGAGACCTTGCTTGGTCGCGTTGACCTGGTACGCAAGACGGTGCTGATGGGTGCCTACAATAAGCGCCTGGCAGCGCTAGGCGCGGTACTCACGCCCGAGGAACGCGAGACTGAGGCGTCACGCCAGGGCTGAGTCGCCTGGGGTCATGGTGCTGGCGATGCTCTCCACCTCGGAGACTCGCCGGCCCCAGCCCTTGCCGAACGTGTCCCAAGTCGCCAGTCCCTGCAAGAAGGCCAATCGCTTCCGTTGGTAATTGGACACGATGTCATCAGGAAGCATGGTCGCCACGGCCTTCAGCGTGCCAGGGCCGATCGCCCCATCAGCAGTAACGCCGACAACCTCCTGCAGCCACTTGGCCGCACGCGATACGCCGCTGTTCACGGCAGCGTCGAACACGCAATAGTCAACGCCGGCTGGCAGATCGTCGCCCTTGACCTTGTCCCAGTAGCGGGCCTTGTACATGGGCGCCACGATCTCAGGCGTCAGCCCACGCATCGTGGCCTCGTCGACCTCATGACCGACCCACTCCTCCCAGACGCGCTTGGTCACGCCCAGGTTGGTCATGCCGCCAGGGTCGCGGGGGTGGTTTACGAAGCCTCCCTCGTGGTGCAGCACGGATTCAAGGCTGGCTTGCCAGTTCTCTTTCATTTCTTGCCCTTCATGTCGATGATCTTCTCGAGCGTGCGACCCCCAAAGTAGAACGACATGATGAGCATTCCCCACTGCCCGAGGAGCTCGACGTAGTTCTCGTTGGTGTTCTTGCCGAATGCGCTCATCATGGCGAAGGTGAAATAGCCCGCCAGGATCGCGATCAGTGTCATCGGCCTGATGTTCTTCGACAGCCAGCTGTCGCTGCCCATATCGGCCTTCAGGCGATCGGTCAGGTTGTTCTGCTCGATCTCGAATAGCTTGGTCTCGTTGGCCAGCTTCGCGAGCTCGCCGTCCTGGTGGAGCTTCGCGAGCTCTGCCTTCGCCTTGTCCGCTGCCGCCTGGTCAGGCAGCACGCGGTCGAGGATCTTGGAACCTACCTCAAGCAGCGGGCCGAGTGGAATCATCGCCATCCCCTTTCAAAAGATTCGCTGCAGCCTTGGC